TTGGCAACGTTTTTCCACGCAGATTTTACTGATGAGGACTATGAGGAGTATTCTACAGATGATTTTCTTATACAATATTTAGGCAAAGACAAGGCGTCGATAAAGGAAGCTAACGACTATGAATTGCTTGTGAAAGCTTTGGTGATTGATCATATTATTGAAAAGGCTATCTTCTCGTACGGCGAAGAAGATCTCGCTAGACGAATTGGATGCGAGCCATGCCCTGACGAGCGGCTTGAGAGTGCTAGGAAACGGGCTATGGGGATTGGTGAGTCTTAGGTTCTGTGGCGGGGCGGGGGCTCGTTTGGGGTGCCGCCGATGCCCCACAAAATCAGAAATGGGACAAAATTTCGGGGGTCACATTTCAGTAGCGAGGAAAGGGAAAAGAAAATGGAAGAGGAAAAAGAAAATAAGAAGCAATTGAATCTCTTTGGCGAAGAGGATGATTTGCCATTTGAGAATAACAGCGAAAAGGATTCCGCAGAAAAGGAATTCTACGATGGCAAGCTAGCTGCGGAAAAATTCCGGAAAGCAAAAATGGAGAATGACATCAAAGCCGGCCTGCTTGTTTACAAGAGCGAAGCAAAAGAAGAACTTGCCAGCATAGTGAATGCGATACTTTCCTCTTTTAATTCCATCATTGAGACAAAGCCCATTGAATTGGTTGGCAAAACGGCCGGCCAAATCAGAGAGGCGTTGGAACTTGGCTACAATAGCTGCGTAGAAAACGCGCAGAACACATTGGAAAACTATCTGCAAGCAAAGGAAACTGATAATGGATGATTTTGCCAAATGCTCTGCGAAAGGCTGCCAGAAGCCCGTTCATGCCGCCGGCTTGTGCAATACCCATTATATTGCCACCCGCAGGCAAAAGGACAAAGAGGTTGTGGCCGCATACAGGCGGCATCAGTTTGAGAAGATGGCTAAAACGGATGATATCGGAATTGAAAGGGGCATTTTCCACAAGGAGCTTTGCTCGCTTGCCATCGATATGCTGCGCAGGAGCAACCCTGTGGATTTGAAAACATGGATAGAAGAAAACATAACCCTGCCCCCTGGGAACGGCTACAAAGGCAGCAGAAAGATGGATTTTGAAATTTTCCCGCACATGAAGCAGATTCTGAAGCTTGTGGACAATCCGGACTGCAGAAGGATAGTTCTTTGCTTTGCGGCCCAAAGCGGCAAAACGGACACGATAGCGAGCATAGCAGGTTATTTGACCGGATACAGGCAGCGCAGAGGGCTTTATGTTCTGCCAACCGACAGACTCCTAAAGAAAGTTTGCAGCACGCGCTTGGAGCCGTTGCTGAAGAGTTCTAAGGTGGATTTCAAATACGTTGAGGACAAAACCATCTTTCATTTCAAAAACGGAAGCTTCTTTTCCACGGGCCTTGCCAGCTCGCCCGGAACGCTTGCAGAGCAGACGGGCACAAGCTGGGTAATAATGGATGAGCTGGACGAGTTCACATTAACACAAAGCAAGGATTACCATCCCGTGAAGCTGGCCGAGAAGCGTATGCAGACAAGCCCCCGCCGCCTCACAATAATCGCCTGCACGCCCAAAAAGACGGGAATAGGATACACCTACGATGCCTACGAGCGTTCCAAGCGGTTTGTGGAAGAAATACAGTGCACGCATTGCGATGGCTGGTTTGTTCCGGATTTTTACCGCCATTTCAGATGGGATTCCAAGCTTAACGCAAACGATATAGAAGATTTCAGATGTGCGTATGTTGAATGCCCTTTGTGCGGAGGGCAAATAACCGATGACATGCACGGCGAGATAGTCACTGGCAGAAAGCGGTGGATAAGCTTGGATCCTGACTTGTCGGTTGCGGAATGCGGATTCCGTTTGCCGATTTTTTTGACTCCAAGAAAAAATTTCAGCGAAACGGTTGCTGAATATGTCCGTTCTCAATACGATCAGGCGGCAGTTGACGATTTCAACAACTCATGGCTTGCCAAGCCCGTTAAAGGCGAGACGCGCAGCGGCGGGGAAATAGATTATTCAAAATTGAAGGGTGAGTGGTCGTGCGAGCGGAATGAAGTTCCGGAAGATGTCATTTGCATGACCGCCGGGGTTGATGTGGGGCAGAATGAAATCTGGTTCGCTCTTCTTGGGTGGGGCGTGCAGGATAAAAAATTTGTCCTGCGCTCCGAAAAAATAGAGCGCGGGCAGGATTTTGAGAGCCTTTCGCGAGCCATGAAACAGGCGATGGCAATGTGCAGCCCTGATTTATACAAGAGCAAAAACGGCCATAAACTGAGGTTTTACGGTGGTTTCTTGGATTCAGGGGATGGGAACGATACGGAAGCCGTTTACGAATTTTGCCGGCTTAATGAAGGCTGGTTTCCGTCCAAGGGCTATGGCAGGCAGAATGTGCTTTGCGAATTTTCGGAAGCGGATCCCAGAAACAAATATCGGAATAAATACAGAGGCTTGCGCTTGGCGGTGTTCAACACGCACATGCTGCAGGATTCGCTTCATACATCGCTGAGAACAGAGCCGGGCAAAAGGCATTCCATCCAATTTGCCGCAGATGCTCCCGACATGCTTTTTGACCATATAAGAAACCAGCAGCAAATAGAAACGAAGGTGAGCGGTAGAAGCGTGATGCGCTGGGGCAAAGTTGGCAGCCGGCCGGACCATTTGCGAGACGCCTTGCTGAACGCCATCCTCATGGGAAAAGTCAAGAACCTGCACAGAATGGAATATGCAAAAACCAAAGCGCAGTCGGTTAAGCCTGCGGTTGCATCTTTTAAAAGGAGCATTCAGTGAAAGAAAAAACGAAAGAAAGAAAATTTGAGGACATTGTGGAAACGGAAAGACTTTTCCTCGGGTGCCTTATGCAAAATTTCAAATCCATATACAATGTGATGGATTCAATAGAGGCTTCTGACTTTTTCTGGGAAAAGCATTCAAAAATATATTCGGCCATGCTCGAATTTGCCACAAAAGGCATTGAATTCGATGTGTATAAATTGCATGCCCATTTCCAGGAAAGAAACGAAAGTTATGTGCAAGAAAGCGAATATCTTTTCGAAATCAGCGAACGCGCGCCAAGCACCGGAGCGGATTTCTACGGTTCCTTGATAAAGGACAGTTCAAGGCTGAGAAAGATTCATAAATTTCTGTCCCATTCGCTGAGCATGATTAACTGCGAAGGGGAGGAACCCGGCAGCATAATTGAAGAAATTGACGAAAATTATTCAACGCTCCAGAAGCAAATCAGAAAAAGCGGTTATATAAAAGAATCGGAAGCCATAGACATGGCGCTGGCAAGCTGGGCCGATAAAAGTTCAAAAGGTGTTCCCACCGGCTTCTCGGATTTGGATAATATAATAGTGGAAATGGAAAAAGGACAGCTGATAGTGCTCGCCGCATCCACGGGCATGGGCAAATCGGCATTGGCTATCAATATAGCCACCAATGCGGCTCTTACGGGAAAGCAGGTGCTTCTTTTCAATTCCGAGATGAAAATAGAGGATATAGTCATGAGGCAGGTGTGCTCCAAAGCCATGATAGATTCAAGAGCCATTAAAAAAATGGACATCGGCTCGGTGGGAGGCAAAGTCCAAAGCTCTCTCGCCGAATTGTACAACGCCAATTTGTGCATCAACAAAGAGCATGACATAAATATCGCAGAAATACAAGGCCGATGCCAGCAGAAAAAATTCGAGAGCGGATTGGATCTCGTGGTCATAGATTATTTGCAATTGATAAGGCTCGACAAAGCTGAGAACCGGACCGTGGGCGTTGGCAATATATGCCGCGCGATTAAGCTGATGGCGATAAAACTTGAAGTTCCCGTCCTTTGCCTTTCCCAACTGAACAGGGAAACTTTCAAAGAAAAGCAGGAGCCGGAGCTGCATCATCTGAGGGACAGCGGGAACATAGAGCAGGACGCAGACCATGTGTGGTTCATAGTCAAGAAGCCCAATGAAGAGGATGCGGTGCAGCTTAAAATTGCCAAGAACAGAAACGGCCGCACCGGCAAAATATCGCTTGAATACAAAGGCGAATATTTTCTGTTCCGGGACTACAGACCGGCTCCAAAAGACGGTTATTATCTGCCGCCTGAGATGTTTTGAATTTTCTATAAAAAAAAGTGAAAACAAAAGCGAACCAGCAGAGACTCAAAAGCCGCTTTTGGTTCGCTTTGCCAAACTATTTTCAAAACACCCCTTCATTTTTGATTTTAAAAAGTTAAATTTGTATTATGGCTCTGGTAAACTCCGTGACTCTGACAAGCAGCAATGGCAACGACGTTGTTATGACCGGTTCATACAAGAGCATAAGGCAAAAGATACTGAAGGCTTTGGCAAGCAGGAAAGAAGATGTGTTTTTGGTGAAAACCGTAACGGACAAATCCAATTCTATAATTGATCATTACGGCCTTACGGACATATCAAATTTTTTGCATGAGCTTGAGTATAATTTAATCCCGAAAGAAGAAATGGAAAATAACAAGAAATATTTGTACAGGCCTCTGAGGTTCGTAAACTTATGAGCAAGGTTTACAAAACACTCGCCAGATTCACCGGCTCTAAAAAAGCTGCCGACGGGCGCGTTAGAGAAAACGAGTATCTGCTGAAAAACAGCAGCCACCGCCAAATGCTTGATATCTCCAAAGCGATGGTTCGCAGCAATCCTATGGCCGTTGCGCTCAAAGACACGATGGAAACTTTTTGCGGCAATCTAACGCCGGTCAAAGGAAACCAAGAATCCAAGCGGGCGTTCAAAGAGTGGGCTAAATGCGCGGGCTTGCAATCCGGCCAGTCATTCGGGGAACTGAACTCCGAAATAGTCGGGATTCTGACGTGGGCAGACTGCCTAGTCGTTCTGGGGAGCGATCCGTTTGCGCTTCCCGGAACGGTTTCGGCGAGGGTTAAGATAATAGATCCGCATAGCATCGAAACGCCGCCCAAATACAAGGACAAAGGCCTTGTGAACGGAATCAAGGTAATACTAGGCGTTGCCTTGGACAAGAACGACATAGAGATCGGCTATTATGTGCGCAAAGCGGGAACGGATGGCCTCAGCGACAATGATTACGAGTTTTTGCCGCGCTATGACCAAAAAACAGGAAGGTTCGTTAGCATGCTTGTCCGCCGCCCGTGCTCCACATTTCCCGGGCAGGTTCGCAGTTTCCCTATGCTTTTGAGCAGCTTGGACAACATTGACATACTGGACGATTTGGACAAAGCCTGCGTAAAGGACGCATTCAAAAAAACATTCTTTGGCATTGTGCTGGAAGCCCCTACTCTGGAAACCGTGGGCGGCATGGGCGGGGAAATAAAAATGGTGGACAGCGAGACCGGAGAATTGAGCGATGAGAGCGGCGGCAATGGCGGCAATAGCGGTGGAGCGGAGAATTACGGAATACCGAAAATAAATCTATCCGAAATGGATTCGGGCGATGTGCCTATTGTTCCCCCGGGGACCGAGCCGCACACAATCAGCAATGACGGCAATTTTGAAGTAGTTGCAATGATAGAAGAGCAAATTAAGATTATAAGCGGATCGCTCGGCATACCCTACAATATTCTTTCCAAGAATTTTAAAGGGCTTAATTTCTCGACTTGCAAATTGCTTTTCGACACTCTGTTCCGGAAAATAGAGCAATGGAACTACGGGCCTGTGATGCGGCTGTTCAACGAAATTTACAAATGGGTTGTCATTGAATACTGGCTTTGCAAGGGCGTGCTCCCAACTCCGGAAATGTGGGAATGCGACTGGAAAGGCCCGGCCAAGCCCGATCCCGATCCTGTCAAAACCGCAAAAGCCCATGAGATGATGCTCAGGGCCGGAACGCTCAACCTGAGCGACATAGTGGGCGAGCGCGGCGATGACTTTGAAGATCATCTGATGCAAAAGAAAGAGGATGAAGCGCTTTGGGAAAAAATACTTGGCTATGCTTGGGTACGGCCCGGAAAAAAATCCGGTGATGATGACGATGATGACGATGATGACGATGATGATGATGAAAAAGAGGAGGACGAAGAATGATATTCAAGCCCGAAATAAATGTTGGCTATGTGGAGTTTTTCGAAAATGTAACCCCTTGGAGCCTTGACTGGCTTGAGACCGATTTGCTGACGGCGGCAGCATCCGAATGCGATGCCATCGTTTTGCACATAAGAAGCGGGGGCGGCTATGCATTCAAGGTGGAGGAAACGGCGCGGCTCATAGAAAGCATTGCGGCCAAGAAAGCCATATATGCCTATACCGACGTTATGCTTGCCAGCGCGGCATACTGGATTGCCGCCGGCTGCGATGGGATTTACGCCTCGCCAAGCTCCACGGTTGGAAGCGTGGGCGTATATATTGATGTTTACGACTATCAGGAATATTATAAAAAAGCAGGCATAGAGCATTTGGTGATACGCTCCGGCGATCGCAAAGCCCGCGCTCTTGACGGGCAACTGGACGAGCAAGAAATGAAGGCGATGCAGGAAGAGGTTGAGCTTTGCCATAAGCAGTTCATTGAGCACGTTCAAAAGCACCGAGACATAGACACTCAGCACCTGCAAGGACAATGTTTTGACGGGCGGGATGCGTTTGCGGCAAATTTTACCGATGGACTTTTTGACAGAGTAGAAGATTTGATTTTATCATTAACCCTTGGAGGATCATAATGTTACAACTGTTCAATAAAAAACAAGTGCATGTATCTGCGGCAAATCCCGCCGCATTGCAGGCACCCCCCACCCCAGAAACGCCCCCGGGCAACTCTGGGAACGAAGCGGCTTTATTGTCCCGCATCCAGTCCATTACGGCAATGGCGGCCGATGGGCAGGAACGGCTTGGCATGGAGCTTCTTGCCGCCGGCAAAAATGAACTTGAGGCCGCCGCGGCTTTGAACGCAGACCTGCGAGCAAAGAACGCCGAGCTTAAAGCGCAGCTTGCGGCATTGGAGGCAAAGGCGGCAGAACCGCAGAAGCCGGAAATAAGCAAAGAGGAAGTAGTTGCCGCTTTGCTCCAAAAATTCCAGGCAGCGGCACCCCAGATGCCGCCGACGGCAAGCCAGGGCGAACCCAATGTTTACGAGCAATACAAGAGCATTGAAAACCCGGCGCAGCGGCAAAGTTTTTACGCTGCGCACAAGGCGGAGATAGACGCAATTTCAAATAACCAAAAAAAGGAGGCTACATAAATGGCTACAACATTCACAGGCGGCGATCTTAAACTAGTTGCCGACCAAGCAGTGAGCAATGTCAGCGATGTATTGCTGGCGGCAAAATCATTTTCGCTGAAAGCGGAAACAACCGGAATGAGCAAAGGGGATTCCACCCAGGTGTTCGTTGCGGGCGCGGCACCAGATGCGGAGGATTTTGACGCAGAGGACAACAACTACATGACCGACAACGGCGGCGACCACGCTTGGAAGCCCGTCACTCTTGACACCCATGCTAAGTTGACATTCAAAATACCGCCGAGCACTTTCGAGAAACTCACTCCAGCCAGTCTGAGCGCGCTTTACAAACCATACGTGAGCAAAGTGGCAAGCAGAGTGATTGGCGATGTGTTTGCGAAAATAACGCAGGGCAATTTCCCAACGGCATTGAGCATAGCCGCTCCCAGCACGTTCAACAAGAGCAATGTCAGCAAAGCGGAAACGGAGCTTGCCAAGCTTGTAGGCATTGGGAGCGAGCGCAATCTGGTTCTTAACATTGATGTTTTTGACAGCCTGCGCGACAGCCTCACAGGCATTTATGCTACGCCCACAAACAACGAGGTTTTGCGCAACGGCACTATTCCGGGGCTGGCCGGCTTTGCCAATGTGATACGCACATCGGCAATACAGACGCAAACAACGGTAGGAACGCATCTTATAGGCATAGCAACGAATATGTCCGGCATTGCGCTTGCCACATCTGCCGTCAGGCAGGTTCCGCAGTTTGATGGCGATGTGGAAATTGCGACAGATCCGGTCACCGGGATACCGCTCACCTTTAGCGTGGATTATTCCAAAGAAACAAGGGCGTATGTTGGCACTGTGGAAATCCTCTACGGCATTGCGGTTCTTGACAAAAAAGGCATACTGCGGCTCACCACAACCGTTGCCGGGGGCGGTTCCTAATATGCCATTAAAGGGCAACTGGAAACAGCCATTTGCGGACGCTCTCAAAGCGGTTCAGGGTTCTATATCCGAAACGCTCAAATTGAGCGCTCTGCAAATACTCCAGCATGCCCGCGCCGATTCAATAATTTACGGCGCAACTAAATTGTACCCCAAAAAGAAAGGCTCCGGAAAATGGGCGCTCTTTCTCGAAACGGGCGAAATGAACAGATACACGAGGCCTAGCGGCAAAAACGCCAAGCCTCGCAGAGTGTTCAATCAGACGAGATTCGTTAGCCGCCACGGCGACCTGGCAAAAGCGTTCACGCCCGCAGGCAGCTGGAGCGGGGACACGCTCAGGACAAGAGGCGAGGGCGAAGCGAAGGTTGTTGTGAATGGAGATAAGACTTATGCCGTTTTAAAATTCACCGGCAAAGCGGAGGGCGCTCTCAGAGGGGGCGATTCAAAGCTTTCAAGAAGCAAAGTGGACGTGATGGACGAAAATGGAAGCGTCATAGCAACACAGACAGAGAGAGGCAGGAGAAGGCCAATTGAAACCGGCGCGGCGAAAGTCTCAAGATTTGTTGCGAAAATACTTAAAACAAATCTTGACAAAAAAACAAGGAGCGTGTCATGAGCTTCGAAGCCAATGCGACGGACGAACTCAAAGCCGCCATCCTTTCAATAGACGGCCCGCACATTGATTTGTCCAACGAAGATAATATTTTTGCGCAGGACATGCTCCTGCAGAACCATTTGGAAATTTCTTCCGATAAACTGCCATACGTTGAGCTTTACATAGCATCCTCATCGCTGGAGCTTGTGGCAAACGACCGCTTTGAAAGCTCGCTGGATATTGATTTTTCGATTTTCTATGAAATATCCCCGGAAGAGGGCAGGGCAAAAGGGATTGATAGGGGCCGGCAATGCATATACCAGGTAATAGACAAAATTTTGGATAGGCAGAGAAGCGGCGAAGCCTTGACGCCTCTCTACTTTAACGGCCAGGTGCACATAGAAGCAACAGCGCCGCAATTGACAAATTCAAAACCCGGAAGCAGCTGCAGAGCAGTAGCAACGGCTAGATTCACTCTCAACCAAATAGAGGTAAACAATGCTTGAGAACACAGCAACACAGGATTTTGCAATTCAGCACGCAGTCCGCTTTGAAAAGCAGCTGCAAACAACCGAAGCCGACATTTACGGAGGCGAAGCCAGCAACTGGCCGGGCGCAGGCGACAAATTGCCCGCAGAGGCAAACGCCGAGTTCCAAAAAGGAGCGGAGTATTACACCGATGCCGCCATGAACGGCACCCAGTTCAACGGCAACAAACGCAAAACGGCAGAGCTGCCAACGGTAGCCTCGCTCAATGTGAAGGGCTACGTGCAGGGCATTGAAAGAATTCTCTTGGCAGGGCTTGGCTACGCATCTGTAGCGGGGCCAACGCCAGATGCCCAGAACCCCGGCTATTACCGCCATTTCTTTGTCATACCGCCTCAGGGAAAAAACCAAAGGCTCTATACGACAGAAGAAATAGATGATGCAGGCACTTCTTTCAGCGCAACAGATATTGCGAATTTATATCTGTGCGTCAGCCAGAAATTAGGCCCATACGCGCAGCACGCCCGCAATGTTGCGGTCAAAGATTTTGAGATTGCCTGTTCCGCCAAAAGCCCGTTGCAGCTCACAGCGAGCGGGCCGGCCGATCGCATAGACAGGGAACCCAGCAAAGAGAGCACTGCCGCTTGGAGCTTTGGGGCAGATTTCGACAAATGGTACCAGCTCTCGGATTTCAAATGCGATTTATATCCGGAAGGCGAAAATCCGCAAACGCATTCAATCACGGAATTTTCTTTCAAGGCCAGCAATGGCCTATCGGACGATAACACGCCCACAGGAACCAGCAACAACGGGCTTTCAAGAGCGGAGCCATTGCCGAGCGGCAAAAGCGCGATAACCCTTGACATAACCGTTTATCTGCACGACAAAACCCTTTACGAGGATTGGCAGAACAACGAGACTATTTTGAATTGCCGCGTATATGCGGCAAGAGGCAATTACAAGTTTGAGCTCCTTTTGCCAAGGATGCAGATAACGCAGGCAACGCCTAATTTTGACGGCGCAGGCTCCATACAGATGACTCTTGAGGCATCGTGGCCCAACTCTGAACAGGAACTGCAGGCCCTTTCCAGTTCATTCGGCTATGCCTGGCCGCAGGCAAGCGTGGCAGGCGTGATGGTGACCAGCCGGGAAAACAGAAACCCTATGCGCGACATGGAAGTCACGGAGCAGAATTAAAAGGAGGCCGTATGTTTTTATTCAAGAAACCAACTTTAGCCATCTACAATAGCGAGGCAACGGGCGCGGAATTTAAGTTTAGGCATTGCACGGAAAAAGACAGTGAAGAGCTGGATATATATGTAGGCCATGAGGGCAATTTCAACAACCAAAGCAGCCTGTGGACGAACTACGCCATGCACAGGGACGATTACCATGCCGCCTGGCTTTTGGAAGATTTTAGCGGCGTTCAGCAAGATGGCAAAGCGCACGATATCAAGCAGTTCGATTTACGCTCCAAAGCGGAGTTGATTCAAAAATTGAAGGAAGCGGATGCAAAATTTTCTCCCTGGTTTGAGGCACACTGCGAGCCGGCGGAAAAAAAAATTGAAGAAGTGGCTTCTTCTGGAGAAGTGGTGGATGCCGGAACTGTGCCAGCCGTGCAGAGCCAACAACTGTGGTAACTGCGAATGCGATTTGTCCGGGAACTGCAAGAGCTTGATGCACGAGGCCGCCACGGCGGCAGATGTGCGTGGCGATCCCAGGCATTTCCTGGACGGGGAGCTGTTCCGGTTTGCGGACTTGGTTCGCAGGGCAATAGCCATATCCCCTTTAGACACGCACGGTTTCCCTACTCTGCAAGCCCTGTCATGGATAGACATAGAAACCCCCTACAGCACAAAAACAACGCAAAATTTAGCCTATATGCTTTTGTCCGATCTATTTCCCAAAAAATAATTTATATTATAAGTAGAGGTAATGAAAATGCTCATCGAAACATCTCTTCTAGTTGCTATACCCATGCTATTGATTCTCAATATGCTGAGCAACTATTTCAAAAAGCAGAAGTTCAAAAAGCTGGAAAAAGAAATGAGGGGAAGAGGGATAGACGAGGACGCAATACTTATAGCAAGGCATTTCCTTACAAAGTAAAAAAACAAGCATATTCAAGGGGGGGTTATGGCTCTTGAATATAACCTTACCGTTAAGGACAATGGTTCTGTTGCTATAAAGAAAGTTGGCGAGAATGTCAATATTTTGCAGCAAAATTTTGTGAAGCTGGATAGCCGCATAAATACTACAAACAACTATTTTGCAACATTAAATAAAAATGTAAATGTCATTCAGGCAGGAATGGGAAAACTTGACGCCAGCATTGCTGGATTGGGTGCAATGGCAATGGCGAATGCAGCCGCGGCTATCAAAGATTTTGCCAAGGAAATGATCCAAAGCTACGATTCCGCCGCTAAATTGTCAGATAATATAGGCGTGGCATCTGAGAGCATTATCGGGCTTAGGCACGCGGCAGAGCTGAGCAGCGTGGGCGCCGAGCAAATGGACAAGAATATGGCCAAGCTCAGCCAAACCATATCCAAAGCAGGCAGCGGCAACAAAGCAGCGGCAGATACATTTGCCAAAATGGGGATTGCGGTGAAGAACTCGGACGGAACGCTTAAAAACTCCGAGCAGGTTCTGATGGAAATGGCGGACGCGTTTGAAAAACTGCCGGCAGGAACAGAACGGGCATCGCTTGCAATGGATGTGTTCGGCAAAAGCGGCGCATCAATGGTGACCATGCTCAAGGACGGCTCCGGCTCGCTCAGAGAAATGGTCAGCGAGGGCGCGAACGCAGCGGGCAACATAGAGGGCATATCCGAATCAATGCAGAGGCTCAACGATGCGATGACCAGGGGCAAAGCGGCGGTAATGGCCATGCTGGCAAGCCTAGCAGACACGGCCCCTATCAAAGCGGCAATTGGCGCAATAGAAAATCTTTCCAAATCTTGGATTAAATTCGCCGGCGACAGAAAAGAGATGGCGAACCAAGAAAAAATCATTGAAGGTCAGCTTCAACAAGGCTACAAAGCTGATCTAAAAATTTTGCAAGCAAAAAAAGAAAGCATAAATCTAAGCACAAAAAGCACCGGAGAAAAGCAGAAAGAAATTGCTGAGATAGCAAAACAAATAAGTTCCGTGCAAAAGAAGCTAAATCTTGACAATGAGGAATTATGGCTCATTGAAGCCAAAGGCAGGGCAATAGCCCTGAACAACAAAGCAAAAAAAGAAGAATTGAGCGGCACCGAGAGCGAAACCTTAGCAAGCCTGCAAACTCAAATCAAGAGCATAGAGGGAAAAAACGCCGCTGCTGAAGAAGCTGCACGCATAGCGGCAGAGAACGCCGAGAAAGAAAAACAAGCTATGGCCGCCGCTACAGCAAGTTACGGAGAAAACCAAAAGAAGATGGAAGAAGCAAGCAAGGCGGCGGCAAAAGCAGCAGAGGAAGCCAGACGGTTGAACGAGCAGCGAATAAAAGATGAAGCAAGGGAATTTGACGAATTGATGAGCAAAAAACAAAAGGCGATAGAAAGCCTGGCGGCACACGATGAAAAAATGCGCATTGCAAGCCTTGAAGGCGAAGAGCAAAAAATAGCTCAGGCAATGGCCAGCTACGAAAAACAAAAAGCAGAACTTGAAGCGATGCATGAGCTTGAAGCAATGTATGCGGAGAACGAAATTGAAATACGCATAAATCAAGATGTACGCCTGCTTGAACTAGAGCGGCAAAGAAATATACAGATAGATAGCATAAAACAAGAGTTTGCCGATAAGGAATTAGAGAGGCGTGAAGAGGAAGAGGAAGAAAACCGGAGATACTACGAAGAGCGATTACAGCAAGAAGAAGCATTGCGCGATGCCAAAATAGCCTCTGGCGAAGCAAGCATGCAGGCAATACAGCAAATGACAAGCGGCTATAAATCATACTCCGCGCTATTCAAAGCATCGCAGGTAGGCGAAGCAACGATCAATTCAGTGCAAGCCGTGCTAAAAACAATGTCTAGCACACCATTTCCTTTCAACATCCCTCTAGCCGCCTTGCAAGCCGCAGCCGGCGCTGTGCAGGTGCGCAAAATAGCATCAACAAAAATGTTTGCAGGCGGCATGATACCGGGCGGAGATAGATACTTACGGGTGAACGAAGAAGGCATGGAAGCAATGCTAACAACCAAAGGCGTGCGCAATGCCGGGGGACCAGCGGGAATTGACGCGCTGAACAACGGATCGCAAAGCATAAGAAACAGCTACGACAACAGAAAATCAAGCGTGAATGTGAATCTATACCCGGTTATGGTGACTCCAAAAACTTTGAGAGAAAATATAGAACCTGTTTTCAAATGGAATGAGCAAAGATGGTAATGCGCGTTTCTCTTATTTGCGATGGCTATTCGCTTGAAATCCCGGCGAATGCCTACGCAATGTGGCCGCATGCGGAAAGGCTTAATCATATCTCCGCGGACGCAATGACGGGCGAAAGATTTTCAGTTGATTTGGGCCCTACAAGAGTGAATTCTTCAATCTCTTGGCGGTGCATTGATTATTCAACAGTTAAGCTTTACGAAGAGTTTTTGCTTCAAAGAGTAAAAATGGGTTTGAATCCATTTGCCATAATGACGCCGGCACACAATGATTTTGGCTATGGAAAGGGAGCGACAGTTCCAAACGCATTTTACAACGGCCCGGCAAACACAAAGGAAATAATCCAGCCAAACAGTTCCAACGGAATGTATTACGATATTGAGCTTCCCTATATGTTCATAAGGGAGGCATAGTGCATAAAATTGAGATACTAAAGCCGCAATCTGCTTCTTGGGTTGACCATTTGGGGAATGACATAGACAGACTTGTTTTAAGCAAAAAATACGAGCCGAACTATATTCCGGGGTATTATCCGATCCAGTCATTCGGAGCGTTGGATAGATCTATCAGCGATATTCCAGAAAGGCCTATACAGAGCCTTACGGATTGGACTATTAGCATTAACTCAATGTATTCTTCCAAAGATGGAAGTTTTTCAACTATTGATTTGGTTTATTTTCTTGAAGCAAAAAATGAGGAGTTAGGCAAAGAGTTTAATCTTGTTGGTTGCGTAGTGTGTTTGTTTGACAGTGAGGAAATAATTTTCATAGGCGTGGTGAATGCTGTTGAAAGTTCTAATGGAATAATTAGCATAAATGTTAGCGAGCGTATAGGTTCGCCGAGCATAGCAAAAAATCCTATTCCGCTTGTGCTTGGAAATACATCTGCCGATAGCTCTTTGTATTGGCCCGTTGAGATTACCAAGGACGATCTTGGAGCGGAGCAAATCATTTTATCGCAAACGCCTTTGCAGCGGTTCGATGGGCTTTTTATATATGACGAAAAAAGCAATAGGTATATAGAATGCGAATTTGAGAATTTCAAAGTTTCCGCAGACAATAAAAGAATTGATTTCATTCACGATGAAGTTACCTTAGAGACCAACAGTGAAATTCTGCCGCTTGGCATATTTAGCTTCGATAATTTAGACGCATCATCTTTGCTGAGACCGGATGCCACTCAAATAGAACCTACAAATTATGCTGCGGGCACCGATTCTTTTAACAGAGAAATTGTTCAGGCATGGAGCAATCAAGCCGCCGCCGGTTTATCCGGTCCTATGCTTGGCAGAAGCAGCGATCATAGTGCTCGCCGCAATCATCCAACAGGTACGCCTCTTAGAAGAATCGGCTCGGCATCATCAATGTATTTTTACATTACTTTAATCGACAGGCCCATAAGTGTAACCGAAACGGGCGCCGTTTCTGACAGTCGTTTTATGTCTTATGGTGGTAAAACCCCGCCGAGTTTTCCGAGACAAAAAGGTAAGCCTGCCATAAGCGGAACTCCCGCAAATTTCCTTAACAATTTTAATAATAGTACCAATAGCAATAGAATTTATGATTATTTATCCGTACGGGCAGGCACTTATGTCACAAACCCATCATCGCCGCTAGAATACGCACGGTTTTCGTTTAATCTTCCCGAAATTGATTTGCCAAGTTCGGCTATAGTTGAGGAGTGCACAATTAATTTTTTGTATGAGCTCCTTAATTCATCCAATATAAGGCTTTCTTTTGAAATTGGAGACAATTCGCCGTATCCCTACAGTCTCCCAACTTATTCACAAGATCATATATATAAGTCTGATTTTAACGAAGATATACGAGTTATTTGGTCCGATTGGAGTTCTGGGCACCCAACTTTTGCAAACTCTAAAGTCGCCCATTTGCATATTCTTCTAGACACTTACCATAATACTTATAATAACCTTGTCGATTATCCCGATCCTCCTTTTGCTGCCTTCTACTCTTTGCAAATCCGGAGAAAAGTAAAAGTATTATTTAACTCCGTGAAACTATTTGCAAAAGGATTGCCGGCATCTTTTGCCGTTACGCCTGCACCTGCCGGAAATTATGTTATTCCTGCTGTGAACAGCCTGCTGACTGCCGCATCCGTGCTAGAATACAACGTGCAAGCTGATGGCGAATTGCCCAGCATCGAATACAGTTCGCTCATAAGAGACGAATCTGCTGATTTCAGAGACAAGCTAGGTGCGCTAGCGCAGGCATCTGCAACGCTTATGCGTTTTGATTCCGTTTCCGATTCTTTTTTGGTCAAATCAATTTCTAGGCACGACATAACGGTTATTCCAATTCCGCGAAAAGCCATTTTAGAGGAAAATAATATTTACAATTTCAAAATGCAAACGCCCAAACGCACGGATGTTTATAGCGGATTAGAAATTTCTTGGGGAAAAAATTCAGCAACCGACAAATATGAAAATAAAACTTTGGTGGATGAAAATAAAATTTCTCACAACGGAATTTTTTCTGACCCCATTGACAACACCCTTGAATGGGATGGAATATTCAACCAGCTGGAAAAAAGCTCCAGAGAAGGAAAAGCCAATGTTAAAATAATCGAAAATGAATGGATAAGAAATAGAGAAGGCGCAGAATATATGGCTTACAATTACTTATATTGGACATGCGTTCCGCTTCGCAAAGCAGAAGTAAATTGCATAAAACCTTGGCTGCCACCCGATATTGGTTTAGGCAGTTTTGTTAGCCTTGACTTGCCCGGCTATCCTGCCAAACTTGCCAGCACCGCTTGGATAGTGACGGGAATAACAGACGATATAGATAACTATACTGCGAATATTGCATTGACGGAAGTATGGAACGTTCCTGTAATTCCATTGGAAAGATTTTTGGCCACAGAGAATTTGGAATATATAGCAACCGAACAAGACGACAAAATTCAACTAGAGAGGTAATAATATGCCGGATAAAGTAAAGATTTCGGGCCTTCCATTTTTTGGTTCTTTTAGCCATGCGGTTCAAAACAATGTAATGTTTCCCGTAGCGCAGGGTTCGCAGAACACTGCGAGGATAGGCGCAGCGGATATAGCTACATTTATGAATCAGCTAATATTAACCGCTCTCAATGGATACGCGGAGCTGACTGATTTAAATGCGCTACGAGACGAATTCGAATCGATTATCAATAATTTGCCAAGCTCGCCAGGGGGAGGAGGTGGAATTACTCTTAACCGCACAGTTGGATATGACGATAGCATCACAACTCCAGTGCAAGATGCAGGCGGCAACATAAGCGTTCCCGTAGGCGTTACTGCTCCAACGCCAAGTGCAAGTAGCACACAAATAACGCCGGGCGTTAAAACGCTTCGTAGTGCAATTACAACCATAGTAAATAATATTGCATATCTTTTCGAAAAATCCGCCGCCAACTACCTTCCCAACGAAACGGAAAACGCAAACAGCGTAGGTGTGCTGGATAATGCATCTCTTGAGATGCACGAAGATGCGTGGATATACATGGATGCCGATGGCTTTCTTGAAATGATAGAAAGCGCAAATATATACATGCAAAATTCGGAAATATACATGCGCTACGATTCAAAAATAGACATGTACAATTCGCACCTGAGATTGACTTCCGGCAATATAGAATTCAGAAAGATTCTGTCTTCGGAGGAAAGCTCCCAAGAAACGAATAGCGAATATTCGGAAATTTCCTCATTGCCCGGCTTTGAGCATACATACATGGTAAACTTGGCTGACGACGAGCTAAGCGGCTATATAATGGCTTTCAATATATGCGATTTCAATTTGTATTTCAACATAATAACGAGAGAGGATACGGAAAGCCCGTTTCAAGAGGAAGGATGGGAGCATTACGGACTGAGCGAATGGGATGTGCTTGGCATGATAAACCAAATAGTCGGCGGCATAGAAATACCCACATCCCTCCCCCCCAATGGGCCAGCGGGAGGCGACCTTGCCGGCACGTATCCGAATCCAAGCTTGGCAACCGTTACGCGGACTAACAGCACATCCGCAGCTTCCCCGGCGGCGGGTGCCACTTTCACGGCTATTGATACAGTAGCCACGGATACAAAGGGCAGAGTGACGGCGGTCAACACAAAGACGGTTACCCTTCCCGCTGCGGGTGGTGGTAGCAGCGGCGGCGAGCCTGAATGGCCCAGGTTCATAAGCGACTACAGCGCGACCGAATGGCGGCACCTGGGGAGCATAGACGCAACATACAATGATTCCAACAACTTCAACGGCGTTCTCAACATTTATTCCCGCTCAAACAATTCAAACACATCAATGCTTGCCAGCGTGTATATAAGCATTCCCACCGTGTTCATAACTTACAAGATAGCGGCAAGCTACATCGGACAGGTTGCTCCCGGTTTCTCTATGTGGTTCACGGAAACGCAGACGGCAGGCTCAGGCACCGGGAGCGGGAGCGCTTTCAGGTTTGACTTCTGGACGCGGCGTGATGCCGGCGGCTCTACTTACGCGGCATTGGTTGAGGTTGTGGGCGGCAGCACAGGCACATTCACGCCTTCGCCAAACGCATCGGGCAGCGTTCCTGCCTCGCCCACCACATCAACGGCAACGCAGATAAATTCGCTGCTTGGCGGTGGTGGCGGCGGCGCGGCACTCAACCGGCAAGTAGCATACAACGACGACAGCACCGCCGCCGTCACAGATACGGGCGGCAACATAAGCGTTCCCGTGGGCGTGACTGCTCCAACGCCAAGCTCAAACAGCACGCAAATAACATCGGGCGTAAAAACACTCAGAGAAGCCATTACAACCATAGTAAACAATATAGCGTATCTCTTTATCAACAAGCAGAATACGCTCACCGCAGGCAATGTGGCCCAAGTGCGGATGGGAGACCATTCATTGAGCCCCGGCTATGTCCACTTCCTCACGGAAATGACGGGAATATACCAGAATGTCCCTATCATGCCGGGGTTTTATGGTTCTTACATTGTTTGCCTGAGCACCGACAAGCTGAAAGGCTATGTTATTGCACACATGTCATGCATCGAAAGCCCCAGCAGCGGCTTATGCTCTTGTGCAATTACCCGAAGCGACACATCCCAAAATTTCACCGCCGCCGGATGGCATGAGTATGCTAGCATATCAGATTTTAACTCTATCCTAATCCGCGTAGCTAATCTCGAAGGCGATAACCCACGCAACGCAATTGAAACCAATAGCCAAAACATAAACCCAAATACATACTTAAGCCCAGGGCTATGGTACGGTGGATTCCTTATAAACTCAAATAATACGTTTGGATATCTTGAGGTAAGGCCAATAAAATATAGTACCAGCCATTTAATGCAAACATTTACAACGGAAGCTGCCAATCCAATCATCTATATAAGAAACAGATACTCTAGCACATGGGGCACTTGGAGGCAAATTTAAGGGACAAAGCGAATGACATATTTCCTCCTATCCATAACCAACACCTGCAACAAGTCCTGCGCTTACTGCGTGGTTAAGCCGTGGCTTAACAACCCCGAATACCCGGACAAAGCAACAGCCGAGGACTTCATAGCATTCCTTGAAAAAGAGATGCAGCCGGGCGATGCAGTGGAACTCACAGGCGGCGAGCCTACGCTGTTCCCAGGGTTCATGAAATTGCTCCAATGGCTCAAAGTGCATCAGGCAAAAGTGATACTGAGAACAAACGGGGCATTTCTCAACGGATGGCGGGCAAGCTATCCGGACATGGTGGTGGTGCTTGCAAGGCACGACAGCGACGATGCGTATATGGATGAACGCAAAGGATGCCTATTCCCGCAGGACCTGGTTCTTGAAACGGTGGAAGACCATCTAAAGCAAACGGAGCAGGACAAGCCCATATTTGTAAACAATGAAACAAGCCCATTGACGCAGCACCCGTTCACAAAAATGTTCCACATAACAAACGATGGCAAGGTAAGGTTCATGTCCTGCTGCAAAGAAGCTATGGGCACTATATGGGATTACGTGCCCCGCAAATACCACTGCTGCCACAACTGCCCGTTTGCGCTGGGCGCATGGAACCTGATAGCGAGGATAAAATAGATGGAAGAATTTATTATCAACATAGTTTCAAACCATGGCGTTGCTGGGTGCCTAGTCCTAACGCTCTATTTCATATTAAAATTGATTATCGCGGATGTAAACAAAAAAATATTGAACCAAAAAGAATCGTTGGAAAAGCATATAATGATGCACAAGGAATGGGAAAAAACCCTGTGCAGCAAAATAGACAAATTGTATGACCGAATAAATCCGATGTGCGATGCACTAAATAAAATCCAAGGCTACATGGAGGGCAAGAAATGATAAAAGTTTACGGATTTATGGGTTCGCAGATAACAACCGAGTTTGCCGGGCAGGACTTGTGGAGGCTTGCAAACCCCGTGTATGTGGAAGTTTACACTAATGAGGGTAAATTGTGCTACTCCATGAAAGTAGGGTTTCCTACCAATATGCGAAGTGGCTCGCATTTAATAGACTGGCTCATTCCGAAATTCACACGCAATAACAAGTACAATCTAGCTTTGCTTTGCCATGATTTCGCCTACACAAAAAGCAGATATGAAGATAATTATCTAAGCCGTAAATTAGCCGATGAACTGCTACGGCAAATGTGCGTCTTATCAGGAGAGATAGGCAGCATAAAGGCAACTATCATGTATCGTGCATTGAGGATAGGCGGCGGCTCTGCTTACAAATCCGAAAATGAAGGAGATTATGCGGGTGCAGGGCATTTTATGGAATTTAGATGGGAAAAATAATCCTCATCAATCCATTTCACAAAATCCCCATAAGCCTTAACCATGCCTTCAAAGCCTTCCATACTCGCGCTTAAATCGTATTCAGCATAGTGTTTGGCAGTGGTGTTCACCGTGCTATGTCCTAACATCCTGCTAACTCTAATCAACTGCCAGCCAGCAGAGAGCCGCATTGTGGCACAAGTATGCCGGAAGCGATGCAAGTTTATATCCGTTATGCCGGTATCTTTCTCTGCTTTTTTAAGTAGCGTTTCTGCCCAAGCCCTGAACTTCGTGCCGCCTTTTTTACTGGGATGCCTTGCTCTGCTGTCGCGTTTGAATATATATCCTCTTTCATGTAATTTTCGCATTGTAGGGCACAGAGGAATATCTCTCGCTCTGTTCTGCGTTTTTGCATCCAAAATACCGCTAATCAATTTATCATAAACTCTTAAAATACCTAAGTCAATTTTGAACCAGTCTTTTGATAATTTATCCAGTGCCTTTGCTTCCAATCCGGTGCAAAGAGCAAGCAATATCATATCGTGCAAATGCCAGCCGCCTATGGCCCCCGAATGCATCTGTAGCCATTCAAATATAATCTTTGTTTCATTCAATGAAAATGGTCTTATTGATTTAGTATTTTGCGGCGTAGGTTTTACTCTTATGCCATCCAATAAATACCGTTCCCGCCAGTCGTGGTATTTAACTCCAAACCGGATAATTGCAGCCATGCGGTTAAGCTCTTGGTTTACGGTGTTTGCACTTGCAATATTTTTTGTGCAATGGCGTTTATGGGAGTTCCGCCATTCGGGGTATTTGGCAAAAGTTTCCCTTTGCATTTTCGAATATTCTTTTATTTTGCTTTCTCCCAGAAATTCCAGCAACATGCCGCATTGCCGGTTTGCCCTTTCTATCGCAGTCGCCGAGTTTATTCCGGGCCGGCTGAAATCGGAGAGGTAACTTTTAAACACGGCATCAATTTTAGCCTCGGCATTTGTGAGCAGATGGCTTATTTTCAACCCGGCAGTTCTCGCGTCTGCCTTTAGGTCTTTTGGTGAATTCAGCCATTCTTGCACAAGTTGCTTTATTTGCGAGTTGCTTGTGCTTTGCCGTTCTGCCGGGGTTAATGCCTGCATAATGCTACTGTGAGCCGTGAGCCATTGCTTTGCAGTTGCTTTTTCCAAGTCAACTAAGTACTGAACCAAACGGCCGGTTGCCGTGTCCCTAAGCCTTGAGTAATTTTTATTTTTAGCCTTGATTTTATAAATCTTTGCCAT